AGATGTTCTTAATTCTCCAGTAATACGAATATCTCCATCATATTCATTATTCACAATAAATCTGTTAATGGCATTTTGATGTTCTGTTATCTGGTCCGTCGATAACAAAGTAACACGTTTGCTTATCACGTTACTAGTTTCTGTAAGTCTACCCTCTATCAGATTACTTGTAACTGTGAGTCTTCCCTCGATCTTGTTGCTAGTTTCTGTAAGTCTACCCTCTATTAGATTACTTGTAACTGTGAGTCTTCCCTCGATCTTATTGCTAGTTTCTGTAAGTCTACCCTCTATTAGATTACTTGTAACCGTGAGTCTTCCCTCGATCTTGTTGCTAGTTTCTGTAAGTCTACCCTCTATTAGATTACTTGTAACTGTGAGTCTTCCCTCGATCTTGTTGCTAGTTTCTGTAAGTCTACCCTCTATTAGATTACTTGTAACTGTGAGTCTTCCCTCGATCTTGTTGCTAGTTTCTGTAAGTCTACCTTCGATTAGATTACTTGTAACTGTGAGTCTTCCCTCGATCTTGTTGCTAGTATCTGTCAGTCTACCTTCGATCTTGTTGCTGGTATCTGTAAGTCTACCCTCGATTAGATTACTTGTAACTGTCAGTCTACCTTCGATTAGATTACTTGTAACTGTAAGTCTGCCTTCGATCTTGTTGCTGGTATCTGTAAGTCTACCTTCGATTAGATTACTTGTAACTGTAAGTCTACCTTCGATCTTGTTGCTAGTATCTGTAATACGGTTACTTATTTCATTTGATGTATTTTTAATGTAGTTACATGTAAAAACGTTTGAACCATCGATTATTGTTGCTACACGACCATGTGTGAAGTATAAATTATTATCTCCTTCCGCAAGTTCATCTGTGAAGTTATCTGCCAAACGGACATATCTTATCATTGAACCGTAACCACTGAAATTAGATGCATACACGATACCTTCTGTACTTATTTTTGCAACAATTTGGTCATTGTACAGCGATTCAAATATATTTGTACCAACGTTAGTAGTCCCTGTTTTATTTACAGTTAATGCACCTTCAGTATAATCAGTTAATGATTCAATATTTAATACTTCTGCAGTGTAATTGTCTGTTTCAATTGTAGTAGTTTTACCATAAACTGTAAGATTAGATGTTCTTAATTCTCCAGTAATACGAATATCTCCATCATATTCATTATTCACAATAAATCTGTTAATGGCATTTTGATGTTCTGTTATCTGGTCCGTCGATAACAAAGTAACACGTTTGCTTATCTCGTTACTAGTTTCTGTAAGTCTACCCTCTATCAGATTACTTGTAACTGTGAGTCTTCCCTCGATCTTGTTGCTAGTTTCTGTAAGTCTACCTTCTATTAGATTACTTGTAACTGTAATACGGTTACTTATTTTATTTGATGTGTTTTTAATATAATTACATGTAAAAACATTTGAACCATTGATTATATTTGCCACACGACTGTGTGTATAAAAAAGATTTGACCCTTCAATCATTGTATTTGTATTCATTTCTGAAATATTCAGTTCGTTTATTACTTCGCCATCCGGATTTGTTGTATTTACAAAAAGACTATCATCCTTAATTTGTAAAGACAATGTATTTCCATCATCTGCTAATATGTTAAATTCTCCAGCAACTATAGACAATGGACTATCTGTGTCGTCGCTAATAGTGAGTGATTTTGTTGTCGAGTCGCTCTTTATTTTTGTATTTCCCAAAGAAATTGTTTGACCTGATAAATATAAATCTTTCCATCTCTGAGTGTCGCTGCCTAAATCATAAACAACATTTGAGGAAGGAATAATATTTCCCGAAACTATTGTATTGGCATTAAGATCAATTTGTTCGCGATTAAAAATCGCTATTTTATTCAGAACATGGTTTTCTTTAGTACCTACAAATGCTTCATATCTATCGACTAAACGATCTGTATGTGCGCCAAAAATACCAGCATTTGCATAGTCATTGAATGAATAATCATTACAATTATTTGCAACAACAAGTAAATGAGCATCTTCCAGTGTACTTGAAAATTTTGCAATACTTTCGTAATTAGAGGATTTAACTGATAATTTAACCTTGTCAAAGTACATATCCAATTACCTACTTCAATAAATTATTTTTATTTTTTATAAATTTAATTTTATCTAATTGGACAAACGCCACCCGCACATTCTGAAGAATAATCAAGAGAATCATCAACAAGAATAGACGCATTGTATATAGGTACAACCTTTTGCTTGAGTTCTTCATATTTTTCTTTTGTGATTTCTTCAAAAGGTGCTTGTTGAAATCCATGATCATTATGAAGCAAGAACGAACATGTCTTTACGCATGTTGAATAATTTTCCTTCAACCATTTTTTAATATCATCAATTTCATTCAATCTATAATAAATAGTACAAGAGACCGAATTATCACTCCATTCGTTCTGTAGTGATTTAATTGTTTCCAATTGATCAATAGCACTCATATCCTTTGCAAGTTTTGATCCAATTGGATAACAACAAGGAAATTCAATAATCATTGTATTTTTATCATCAGAACCATCAAAGTTTCTTTGATATTCTACGTGATATCCTTTTGATTTGCACAATTGAATAAGAGGATTATTTGAAGCAATTCTGATTCTTCTGATAAAATATTGGTAAATAGCAGGATGACATCCTGAAGTAACACCTGCCAACAAAGAAAGAGTTCCACTTGGTTTGACAGTGGTTAGTTTAATAGATCTAGGGATACCTCTTTTATCAGAATATTCATTATCATATTCTCTAATATATTCATATAGATCAGGCAACCAACTTTTTTGTTCTTCCGATGCCTGCATGTAACCAGTAATACCAATTCCCATTCTCATATTTTTATGAACAATTGATTCGGTTTCTTCCTGGTGACACTTCATAAGCAGTGAATGTTTACAAATTCTATAAACTGTTGTCGCAATTTCTTTCAATTCTTCAAAAGATGTTACGTTGGAAAGAAAGATTTCTGCCAAACAACATGTCTCGTAATTGCACAAACTTTGTTCTGCACAAGGATTGAATCCTACGACATCTGGATCAGGATATTTTTCACCATCTTGAATTCTTCCAATTTTGCGAGAAAGGTCAAGATTGATTAGACCATATGGTTCACTTGTACCATTATATCCTTCCCAAAATTCATCTGATAGTTTGTCAATATCACCACATACTACAGAATTATTTGACATACATCTCCAATTTGGAATATTTCCAGAACTCCAATCTTTTGCTTTAAGATATTCTACATCATCACAATCTCCCAAAGCAATTAGTGCCGAATTATGTGTGAGATATCCATCACAGAAGAATTGATGATTGTTCATAACCTCAATATCATAGGTTTGTACATACTCAGTTTCAGTACTTACCCTTTTTACTTTAGTTGGACAGTAACTAAGAGTATCATAATGAGTATCATAAATATTCATTGATACATTTTTGATTTTATCAAGACCTAGTTTAGAACTAATGATAGAATATTTGCGTCTTTTATTCAGCATTTTGAATGGGAAACCATTTGAATTCTGAACAGGCATATCTTCATAACTCTTAATAATGTCATATTTCAATACAAGAGATGCCTCCAAGATAGTATTAATAGCATGATTTGTCATCGCATTAAGTTGATATGTATTTTCTAGATTATCGTATTTCTTTCTTGTTTCGAAACCACATGAATAACACACAGTCTGTAGATTTTTTACAAAAGTTTTGTTGACATGTGTGCAAATATTTAGTGGAACTCTATTCTTTTTCAAAGTGCTACAATTCTGGTTTCCATCAATTACTCCTGCAATGAAAGATAGACGAATATCAAACAATCCTGTCAAAATATATGACGGAATCTGTGCCATACCAAGAACATGTGTATTCAAATAATTATAAATTTCCAAAGAAGAACAAGATACAATATAACAATTTGTTCTCTCGTGTAGTTCAATAATAGCATCAGATACTTCGTCCGTAAATGCACACAACATATTTTTCACACGCAGTGCATATTTATATTCCTGTTTGCCAAATTTGTAGGAAAAGTACGAAGAATCGCGTTTATTCTCGTATTGTTTTTTAGATTGCAAGAATCCAATAAACCACGCACAATATTCATCAAGAACAGGCACAATTACGTCTTCGCTACCAGGAAGAGAAGTCATAATTCCATCAATTCCTCTACGAGGTGTCATAAGAATATCGTCTTTATTGAGATCTTTTGCTTGTTTCCACTCGTAATCTGTTGGACTGACCGCGACTGCCATTTTATGATTAGGTGTGCATCTAAATTCTCCATCTTGTGTGAAAATCGTAATCACATCTTGTTTTCCTTGATTAAATACATTTGATACTTCTTGATATCCTCCAATGGTCAATACCTTTTCTCCTACACAGACATCTTTAATTTGTTTAAGTCCGGATTTAGTATGAACAAGACTGTCCTCGGGTAGACATCTCCTTACATTACCAGCAACAACTACTGTTGCAATAATATTAACAATGTCTAGACAATCCACACTTGACAATTTTTTGCCTCGTTTTTCTCTCAGAATTTTCTGTACATTCTCAAGACCCTTTACAAGATCTTCTGGACCACTAGCAATGCCACCAAATCCATGAATTTTTGAACCAGCACTTCTGATGAGAACAGTAGAATACGTAAATGATTTCCCTTTGTAAAAGTACGCTTCTAGTAGTTTTTCAAGCAAAGATACCCAACCTTCTCTCGAATCAGGTACAATAAAATCAGCATCTTTTGTATCCAGTCGTGTTACAGTGATATCCGCATCAATAACAGGTGGAAGTTGTTCGACATATTTATTTTCAATACTAAATCCAACACCAGTACCAAGCATCAATACATCGAAAATCCATAGAAAAGGTTTGATAGGACTATCAATTTTAACAAAAGCACAATTCTGCAAACTCATCAATCCAAGTTTATCGACGGTTTTCGTTCCCAATTGCCATGCAAATCTTCCAGCAACACTACATTTGAGAGACATTAGATAATAATATGCTTTTTTCAACTCCTCGTTAGTAAATCCAACACCTAGTTGATTTTGAGATGCTTTAAGAATTCGAAGAATTGTATCTCTGAATTCTTCAGTATTTCCTTCATCATCCTTGATTCTTGCGTATGTTCTTTTATATGTAATGTATCCCAACATTCCCCAAGGGGTGACTACATTATCTGGAATTTTTGTAATATATCCTTCTGTATTTCTGCTTTCTTGGCGCACATGTCTATATTCAATATAATGTTTTGCTGTATCAAAATACCCGTATTTCATAAGAGAAAATTCAACTATATTCTGGATTTTTTCAATATTCACCTTTGTTTCTCCTGTTTCGTGCACAGATTTTGTAATTTCATCCACCAGTTCTTTTAGATTAGTACATGTTGTATTCGAATGAGAAAATGCAAGATTGATAACATTTTCAATTTTTTTATCATCGTATTGCTCTTCTGTATTGTCTCTTTTAATCACAAGCATCTGGTTTGAACTCATAATATGTATTATATATGTTAGGTTTATATACTTTTTATCATTTTTATATTTCTTACCAATATGGTATTAAAAAATATTATTTGAATATATATTATATCATATAATGATTTTATCACACATTGATAAATATCAAAAAATTAAAAAATCATATATGTAGAATGACAACAACTTTTAAAAATGTTCCCGACGAAATACACAGCAAAATTCTTGATACTTATCTGGAATCACCATCTATTGATTTCAAAACATTAAAAAAGATGACACTAATAAGTAAATCAAATAACTTATTTATAACTGACAAATTGAATTTTTTGAAAAATCCAAATGTTCAGTATTTTTGTAAATTGCAACATATAGATAACATTCTTTTGATAGTTAAAAGAAGTGCATTTGATCTTGAAAAATTAAGTAAAATACTTACATATGTATTTGAAAGCGATTTCAAAGATAAAAGAAATATAGACAAACTTGTAAAACTGTGCAAAGTGTCTTTTCCAGAATCAATAAAATATGATTTTGTCAATAACACATTCATTATATTTCAACTTTTGAAACATACCATTAAAAAAAATAAATCCGCAGTAGTTGTTGAAAATAACTCAATGTATATAGAACCTTTTGATAAAATAATTGATAATATCCTTTTTCAATTCTTTGATGATTTATATACATACAAAAATAAAACTTCTCCTAATAAAAATATTCAATCAATTCTGACAGATGAAAGTTTTACATCTGAAAATATAGACTATTCGTGGCATGTTATCGGATTCAATTTATATTACTTTTATGAAAAGTATAGATTGTTACAAGAAAATAAAATGCTTACCAAAAAAGACTTTAAAGATATTCCAAAATATATTTTTTCAACAAATCATGAAATATCAAAAAACTCAATTAAGTATATAACACAACAAGAATATCAAAATAATTTGAATAAAAATAGCACCTATGTATTTAGTTTTATAATATCAGAAATGATCAAGCAAAAATTGATTCATATGGATGATAGAATTAAGTTACAGTATGAAGATGACGATGGCGAAACGATTAAAAGATATGAACATGTTGCAAAAATATATGAATATTTCAATAATTGGTAAGATCTATTATTTTTCTGAAATTAAATTGTTCATATTCTTTAGGAAATATAATGAAACTTGTAAAAAAGAAAGTTTCTAAAAAAGATAAAATTACAAATCTCAAACAAAAGTCAACAGGAGGTGTGATAGGTCGTGTTTATGATAGTAAAAAAAATCAATACGATTTTGTAAAAAACAAAATTCCTTATCAACCAAATGCAGGTTTTGTCATCGATAACAAATGGAAGACAAAAGACAAATCAAGTTCTAAAACACTAGATACATCAATAACGAGTCCACTAAAAGATATTAAAGAAGATACTCCGACAAGCATTGATGAAGTCAGAGAGATTGACGACAGAGACAATGATGATGATAAATATATTACAGAAAGTGCCGTACCGTCTATGACTTTAAAAAAACTTATCACACTAAGACGTGATTACTTTAAAGATTTTTTTGAAAATGTGAAAAATATATACGGTGAAATAGATAACTTTCATCAAGACATTCGTGACGACGTATCCTGTACATGGACTACAATCTATTTTGACCGTTTGAAAAAAAATCAAAAAAATTTAAAACAAAATCTTGAAAACACTTTAGAATTTATGACAGTTAATGGTGGAAGTTTTTTTAAAAATCCTTTCAAAAAATATTTTCAAAGAAATAAGGAAGAAAATCACGACACTCCAGTAGATATTAAAAAATGCAGAAAAAAACTTGACGAATTCTGGTGGAAAATGAGGGATTTACAACAAGATACCGATCTGTTTTATTCAAAATTAATGTCTGATATAGATGACCCTTATTCTGAAAGATATTTGGATAATATCAATAATTCCTTGAAGAATATTTTTCCAGAATTAGAAAAATTCAGAATCGATTTATTGCATTATACTGCTAAACAATATTTGCGGAGTATCCCACTATCAAAATGGAATAAAAAACTTCAATTATTTACAGATTGTTTTGGTAAAGAATTAAAAGAATCAAATTTTTCTAGGAAAAACT